CACCAGCCACGCCGTGGACCCCGCCTGGGAAGCGGAGATGGCGGTGGCGTTGTGCGCCACCGTCACCGTGCCCAGCACGATCTCGTACACCCCCGGGTCGGTGTACTGCTGCACCGGGGCCGGTGGCGCCCCGGCTCCGGGTACCCCGGCGCGGACCTCGATGGTCACCGTGTAGGCGGCACGAGTCAGCCGCAGCACCACCAGATCCACCCGGGTTTGCCCGGACACGTTGGCGGTCACCGGCACGCTGAACTCGGTGTCCCCGGACTCCCACACGAAACCCCGCAGGTGGCAGGTCTTGCCGGCGCGCACCAGGATGGACAGGCCCGTGCCGTCGGCGTAGAAGATCGGCAGGTCCCCGATCGCGGCCTGCCAGCCGTCCACGACCGCCGCGTGCATCAACGCCTCGTAGTCGCGGTCGGTGATCACCCGCCCGGGTGGCAGCGGGTATGAGGTCTGCGCCATCAGATGGCCTCCAGCTGTGCCAGGGAACGGGTGATGCGACGGACCTCCTGGATCCACTCCGGATCAGGACGGGCATCCGCTGAGCCGACGAGCAGGGTGTGTAGCTCGCCGTCGGCGTCGACCTCCAGGTGGTCGCCGCGGACCTCCTCGGCCAGCTCCGTGCCCGGCCACAGCTCCACCGTCACCAGGTCCCCGATGTCCGGTGTGGGCTGCCCCGCGCTGGCCACCACCACGACCAGCAGCTTGGCTGTCTCCGCCCCCTCGGCCAGGGCCTCATCGCCGGCCTGCTCCAGCTCGCCGGTGTCGGAGGTGTGGCGCTGATCCACGAACTGCTCGTACAGGCCCCACTGGCGGGCCGCGGTGCTGGTGCGGCGGATGATCAGCCGGTTGGCTCCCTCCCCGCCGCCGCCCACGATCACATCCGACACGGTGGGGGCCTCTCCCTCCAGGTGGATACCGCGCAGGTTGCCCACCGACCGGGAGTACCGCACCTCGGCCGTGCGGTCGGCAGGCGCGCGGACCACGAACTGCACCTGCCCGGCGGCCTGCACGGTGTCGAAGACCAGCCCGCCGGCCGCGAGCGCGGCGCGGCGCATCGCGTCGCCCATCTGCTCAAACCGGGTGCGGTAGGTGATTGCCGTCCCGACACCGGCCACCGCGCCCAGCGCCAACGACGGCACCTGCCGGTAGGCCGTGGCCCCCGATGCGGAGATGCAGTTGGCGTCCACCAGGTCCCGCAGCAGCGTCTCCCCGTTGGTGGCCGCGCGGGTCCACGCCTCCGGCTGGTTGGTGTCCTCCGGCACCAGCGTCGGGTCCGGCAGGGACGTGTGGGCCACGATGTCGGCCAGATCCGACGCGAACCCGAAGGTGACCTGTCCGGTGTCCTGCCCGTCCTTGTCGGCCGTCCACTCGAACGGCTCGGCGGGACGCTCGATCGGCCCGGCCGCGTAGTAGGCGCCGTCGCGCAGCACCACGGCGCGGCGGCCCGGGGTGTACACGGCGGCCAACAGCGCCGGGTCGGCCGGCACCGTCACCAGGCCAACGGCCGGCTCGTTGCGTTTGCGCTCCACCTCGATTCTGGTCCAGTCCGTGATGGGCTGGCCGACCTCCACCAACTGGCGGTCGGTGAGCAGGACGACGTACTCGTGACTGTCCAAAGCCATGTCAGGCACTCCGGTAGCGAGGTTGGAACCGCCATGCCACGCTCGCGCCGGCCGACACGTCGGTTAGGGTCACCTGCACCCGGTTGAGGCCACGCCGCAACGCGAACAGGCTGGTTCCGGGCCAGTTGAGAGCCCCGGTGTATGCCTGCCCGGCCGGGCCGTAGATGGCCTGCGGGTTGGTGTGCACGGTGATCGTCTCGCCCAGCAGCAGCGGCCCACCCCCGGCGTAGTCGGGGTCGAGGGTGAACGACTGGCCGGTCACGTCGTGGGTGAGCGTGGCCGACGAACACGGACCGGTGATCGTCCACACGGGGTAGGCGGACAACTGCCCCGGGTTGTAGATGTCCAGCACGCCGGTACCCAACGTTTTGGACAGCGACACGGTGGGAAACGCGGTCAGGTAGGAGCCGTTGTCGGGCAGCTCCAACGCCTCGTCGGACACCTCATCAGGCCCGTACCACCACGGCTGCTCGGCTAGCAGCGTGATCACCAGGTTCTCGGCCAGCAGCCCGTCGTCGTCGGTGTCACCCGGGTCGGCGGTGTAGCAGGTGATGTGCCGGCGGGTGCCGTCCGGGCGCCACACCACCAGCGTGCCGGGCCCGTCCTCGTCGGTCTGACCGAACCAGTCGATCAGGTCGCGTTTGCGCTGCACAAACTGCGTGTGGTTGCTGCCGGTGACCCGCACCGGCAGGTCGATCTCGCGGGCCTCCTGGCGCACGTGGCGCACCCGCACACCACCTCGGGGCAGCTTGTCGTGGGTCAGCGTGACCGGGATACCGCCCAGGCCACGCAGGCCCTTGAGCAGCCGGTATCCGGTCAGCGCGGGGCTGGTCAGCGGCACCTCCGTGCCGTCGGGCGCGAACCAGGACGCGCGAGGCGCGTCCCTGGGCGTATCTGCCGGCCCCCCGGGCGGCGTGGTGGTGGTGCCCCGTCTGATCGGCATCTAGCGTGGCCTCCCCACTCGTGCGCGGACCTCCCGACGACGCTGGTACCGCTCGACATCGGCCATCGTGATGCCGGCACCGGAGACGTTGACCGTGTCGCCCTCGCGGGTCCGCACGATCACCGGCGGCTGCGCTGCCGGGGCGGCAGGGCGCACCGGCGGGCCGGCCATCTGCAGGTGGGCCATCATCTGCGGGCGCAGCCCGTCGAACTGCCGCAGCAGCCCAGGCATGGCCTGGCGCACACCCTCGCCGATACCCGGGGGCACCCACCGGCCGACTTCACGCGCGGCCACCTTGGACGGCGACGAGATCCCCAGCGCGCCCTTCGCGCCTCGGATGATCCCGCCGACGGCGCCCTTGACCGCGCTGATCGCCCGGCCGACGGACCGTTTGATGCCGGAGATCATCCCGTTGATGATCTGGGTGCCGATGCTGCGTGCCGCGCCGGCGAACGACCCGCCGAGGCCGCGGACCTTGCCGATCAGTGACCGGATCGGGGCGAGCACCCTACCCACCATCGTGGCCGCGATCGACACGGCGGCCGCGACGCCGCCCCGGAACACCGACACGATGCGCGACCACAGGCCGGCCACGAACGGCCCCAGGGAACTCCACCGCCTGGCCGTGCCCAGGAATTGCAGGAACGCCCCGGCGAGCGTGGCCACCCACTGCACCACCCGCGCGGTCCACTGGATCAGCACGGTCAGCACCGGGATGACCACCCCGGACAGCAGCGTCCCCATGCGCGCGAACAGCGACAGGGTGGTGACCTGAAGCTCGATCAGGGGAACCAGCGCGGGCAGAAGCGCCAAGAGCACGTCGCCCAGCGAGGAGACCAGCGGCACCAACTGCGGTAGCAGGTCAGCGGCCAGCGTCCGCCACAGTGGAACCAGCTCCAGGACCAGCGGTAGCAGCTCGGTCAGGGCGTCGATCAGCACCGTGGCGAAAACCTGCGACACCTGGGACAGCACCGGTAGCAGCGCCCCGGCCACGTCCAGCAGGCCGGTAATCGCCGCGGCCAGACCCTCACCCAGCAGGGCGCCGAGCTGGGCGGCCAGGGGCGTCATCGCCGCGAAGTGCTCGGTGATCAGCGGCAGGATCGGGGCCAGCCCAGACACCAGAGCCTCGACGACCATCGACAGCCCGGGGATCAGTGCCTGAACGGCCCCGGCCAGCCCGGTGGCCAGCACCGCCACCAGCTCACCCAGCAGCGGCAGCAGAGGCGAGACGGCCACGATCACCGCACCGAGCGCGGACAGCACCGGCTTCAGAGCCGGCGCGATCGCCGCTACCGTGTCCTTGATCGTGCCGAAGACGGCCGTCAGGATCTTCATGCCCTCAGCGGAGTTGAGGAAGGCATCCACCTGCCCCAGCACCTGGCCCAGTGTGTCCAGCAGACCACCGGACACACTGGTCGCGGCGTTGATCACCGCACTGAAGATTCCGCCGACGGCCCGCAGCACCACGATCAGTTGCCGCAGCACCACCATGCCGTCGCGGACCCAGTCCATCAGCTGACCGGACTCCGAGACCTCCCGCAGCCAGTCACCGAACGTGCTCATGGCCTTGCCGATGGCCGCGCCCAGGCGTTCCACCAACGGCGCGGTCGCGCCGAACGCGGCACCGAACCCCCGGACCAGCGGACCGAAAGCGTCACCGATGTGCAGCAGGGCCCTGTGCGTGGCATCCAGCAGCCGGGTGACCCCAGCCACCACCACCCGGGAACGGGCGGCCTCGGCCGCGTGGGAAAACGCCGACCCCCACGCCTGACCGATGCGGCCCAGCCGGGTTTCCAGCAGCGGCAGATACACCCCGCCCAGGGCCGAGATGTGGCCCTGAACGCGGGCGAAGATCCCACCCTCCACGGCCCGCCGTACCGCGTCCCACCCGGCGGCCTGCCCCTGGATCTCGTCGTAGACGGCGCGGGCGGCCGGGGTCAGCCGCTCCAGGGCCTCGGTCTTGCCGTCCAACGCCTCGATGAGGGTGGACGTACCCACCTTGAGCGCGGCCGTGGCCACGGCCGCCGCGCCGAGGACCGCCGGCAGCGCCCCTAGCAGACCCACCAGCGGGGACAGCGCCCCCACCAGGGCCAGCACACTGACCACCGTGTTGGCCAGGGCCACCCCCAGCAGCCCCCAGGCGGCGCCCTTGGCCACCGCCTTGGCCGTGGCCACCAGGCTGGCCCGCATCCGGGCCAGACCGCGCTGGAAGTCCCGGTCATCGACGCCGATCTTGGCGTACAGGTCGCCGACCTTGAGCGCCACCGGTCACCCCCTCTCCACGGCCAGCCCTGACCGCGCAGGGGGCGGCTACAGGAATTGATCAATGAATTGCTGCGCCTCGGCGGGGGTGTCCAGGCTGCGCCGCGCGTCACCCACCACGGCCACGAACGCCGACTGCGGGCTCAACCCCGCGATGTCCTCGGCCAGGTCCTGATGCCCCAGCCGGCCAATCTGCTCACGGGTGTACCCGTACTCACGGCGCAGATCCCCGACCACCTGCAACCAGTGGGCTCTTACCTGCGTCCACCCGTCCGGCGCGTCCTCGTCGCCGGCTTCGACCCAGCCGCCGTCCGCGAGCCGGCGCGTCGGGCGGCTCGGTTGGCCGGCTCCGGGGCTTTTCCCGGCTGTGTCTCCTCCACCATCGCGGCGATGCGGGCGAAACTCACCGCCGGTTTACCCGGCGGACGCATCCCATTGATCAGCGACCACGTGAAGATGACCAGCAGTTGTTCGGAGCCGAGCCCGTCTGCCAGCCACCGCTGCAACGTGTCGTGCCCGTCCACGCCGGCCAGGTCCAGCATCAGCACCAGCAGCCGCTGAATCTCATCGGCGTCATCGGCGCCCAGATCCAACGCCTTACCGGGGCGCAGCATGATCTCCGCCGGCACCTGGTGGGGGATCGGCACCGCCACGCCCAGGATCGGCGTGGTAGGCCGGCTGGCCACCCGCCGCGACCACCACGCGTCGAAATCGTGGTCGGTCGGGCTTTCTCCGGCCGGCACGTTGTCGTAGAAGGACGCGTCCAACTCCGGAACGCTGTCCGTGTGCGGATGAGCTGCCATGGTCACACCACCGCCGTCGTGGTCGGCGCCCCGCAGCGCACAAACTCCGCGGCCCACGACACCTTCTCGTTATTACCGCCGCCCTGCTCACCCACACTGATGGTGGCCGTCCACGCCTTCCACGTCGTGGACCCCGGGTACCGGAACCGCACGTCCACCTGACTGTCATAGCCCAGCAGCGTCGCGTGGGCCTCCACCAACTCCTGCCCCGGGTCGCGCACCCCCGTGGCCGGATCTTGCAGGCACCGTCCCTCCAGGCTCAGCGACGACCCGAGCTGCATCTTTTCCTGGCTGTAGTAGCCCACGGAGTCCCACACGGTGGTGTCAGCGAACTCCTCGTTCTCGTTGTAGCTGACGGTGCCGGTGAGCAGCCCCCCGATACCGGTCCACGTCGGCACCTGCTGCATGTCGGACACCTCAAAAATCAGATCTCTGGCGTTGATCTGGCGCGTGGCCATACAAGCCCCCCAATCTCAATCCGGATACTCGATGGATGCCCGGAACGCGGCCGTGTGCTCGTGCGCGCCGTTGGCGTCCGGCCCCACATGCACCGGCTCGGACTGCTGGCACTGGCAGTCCACGACGTAGATCCCGTCGGCCAGCTCGGTGTAGGTCAGGCCGTGCAACACGTCGATCACCTCACGGCACTTCAGCCTCGACAGCCGCGAGTCCTCGCTACCGCGCACCCGCACCGTGACGTGGGGCTCTGACCAGTGCGGCTGATTCCCCGGCGAGGCGCCGCCGCCCGTGCCGTAGACGGTGAGGCACTGCCCCGGCTGCGGCGGCTGATGCTCCAGGTAGATGGGCCACTGCCCGGTGGGCACCCCGACCGGGGTGTACTGGCCCACCCCGGCCGCGTCCAAAAGCCGGGCCAACCCGTCGAACAGGCCGGCCATCAGCGCAGCTCCCGCCGCACCGCCGCGGCGATGATGTCCCGCACCGTGGTCCGCGACTGCTGGTGTGGCTGCTCCAGGTACTTGGCCTGCCGGCCAGGGTCATGCCGCCACGTGAGCTCCTGGTGCTGACGCGCCGCATACACCGTGTCGAAGCTGACCGACCCCTCCAGCGCGGAAGGGTCCACGTCCGTGGCTGCGCTGGCGACCAGCACCCCCTCCTGCAACGGCGTGACCGGCTGCGCCTGACCCAGCACATACTCCGTGGCCGCGTGTAGGCCCCTCACCGCCCCGGAGCGCTCCCGCCGCCGCGCCAGCCTCGCGCCTGCCGTAGACACGGTCGTCTTGACCCGCACGCGCCCCACGGCTACTCGCTCGGGTCCGCGTCCAGCGCGGCCACCATCACCCCGGCCGCGCCGCCGGCGTAGTCCACATGCACCGACCGGTCCGGCTGGCGGAACTCCAACCCGAACGGCCCGCACTGCCGGCGCTCACCGGCGGCCACCACGGCGGTAGCGTCCGCCACGGCCAGCCCGCCCCGACCAACAGTGCCCGGAGTGGCAAACGTCAACGTCACCGTCGTGCCGCCCCCGTTGTGGACGTACAAGATCCGGTGATCGGCCCACGCGAACGAGTTACCGTCGGTCTGCTCGGCCGCCGTCGCAGCGGCATCCAGGTCCACACCTGCGGCGGTCAACCGAGTCGCGGTCAACGCGGTCCGTGCCATAACGATGATCCCCTCTCACTGTCGACTGGTCCGGCGCGGCGCGGCAGCAGACGACTGCTCCGCGACCGGAGCGTCCTGCCTGGCCGCCAGCACGAGCGTCCACTCCCCGGCGGCAGCCAACCGTCGATCCTCATAACTGCCCGGCACGGTGCGCTTACGCTCCCCGTGCTTCTCGTTCACCCAGAGCGGCACAACCCCTCCTTCTCGTTGGACATCGATGGCAAAGACGCGGGCACGCACTCGGCTACCCTGATCACCGCAGCTCCACCGGCCCAGCGCGAGGCAGTGGCTACAACCGGGCTCAGTGGCCACACACGACTTCCTCGCCTGCTACCAACTCCTGTACGACCGGTCCGAACACCCCAACACCCACTAGCAACGCCCGCATGACTGCCCCAGAGGACAGGTAGCAGGGCTCGGCGGCCACACGTCAGTTCCCGGCGATCTCCACATGCTCGGGAACGTCGAACCCGCCCCCGTCGCGGCGGGCGATGTGCAGCGCGATAATCTGCCGGCCTGAGGGCAGCGTCACCCGTGAGTTGGTGGGGCAGTCGGTGGCCAGCGCGGCGTACACGGTCACCGCGACCGTCAAGGTCTCACCCTTCGCGGCCCGCACGATCCGGCGCCGCTCATCCACCCACACCGGCGCTACCTCCACCGGTGCCCCGTAGGCGGCGGCGCCGCCGGCGTCTTTGCCCTGGTACGGCTCGATGACCACCCCGAATCCGGCGCCGTGCATGTCCAGCAGATCGGTGAGGTCCACGGTCACCACCCCTGCCACGGGGCCGTAGTCAGCAGCCCGGCCCGCTTCAAGCGGCGCGCGGCCGATTCGGCATAGCGGGGCGGGGCGGCGCTGCCTGAGGCGGTTTTGCCCCTGGCAACTGTCACCGACCCGATCGACATCGACGTGAGCGTGCCCAAGGCGCCGCGCCCGTACGGGTCGCCGATAGCGCGTTGGTAGTCGGCCTGCTCGCAGGTTGCCCACCGCACGGTGTCACGTACCTCGGCGTCACTGGGGTAGCCCTGGGAGTCCGTTTCGTACAGGGCGCCACGCAGCAGCTCGTCCACCCGTTCTGATGCCACCCGCAGTGACCGGGCCGCCCCCACCGGTGGGGCCGCGTCCAGCCACCAGGCGTAGTCGGCGGTGGTGGCATACACCAGCACCCCGGCTGGGGTGTCAGCTGTAGGGGCCGGGGCTACCTGCACCTGCTCGAACCTGGGGCCTGCCCCGGTGCCGGTGACGGTCCACGCGTACAGCCAGATACCAGGCATGGTCAGCTGCACCGGCGTATCAGCGGTGTGCGTCTGGCCCCCATCGCTGGCGGTGGCCGTGACAGAGGTGGTGCCGCCCAGCGGGTCATGAACCGTCACCGTGGCCGCAGTGGTCCCGTCAAAGGTCCCATCCGGCAGGGTCAGCACTGGCAGCACGTACTCGCCGTCATACGGCGTCATGGTGGCCTCCAGCGGGTATGGGAGGGGCCGGGGTGCTCACCTCACCCCGGCCCCTGCTCGTGCCGCGGCCCCGTGTTGTGGGGCGCGGGGTTCGTTATGCCTTGGGCTTCCTGGCCGCTGCCCTGCCGGCCTTCGTACCGGCAGTCGTGCCCGGCTTTTCCACGAGGGCGCCCGCTGCGGCGGTGGGTGATGTCTCCTCGTCCTCGTCCGGCTCGGCTGACGTACCGTCCTGGACTGGGGCCTGCCCCGTCCCGGCCTGCCGGGTGATGGTGGCCTTGGACGCGGTAGGGGGCCGGTTGCGAGACAGCACTCCCGTAGCGGCGATCTGCTGGCTTTCCCTACGGGCACGTGCTTCTAGCTCCTGCTGGTCAGGGCCAGGGATGCGGTTGCGTTCCAGCACCCCCTGGTGCGGGTTGGTCACCTCCGGGGCCAGATGCGCCGCCGTCATCGCCGGGGTCTCCTGGCCCACCGCCGTGGCCACCAGCGCCGCCGCGGCGATGTCCTCCTGGGCGGCCAGTTCGACGCGCTGGGCGCGGGTGAGCGCGGCCCGTTCGATGGCGGCCCGTTCGGCGCGTGCCCGGATCAGTGCGTCCTGGGCTGCCTGGGGCACGTCACCCACCGGTACGCGCTCGAAGTTGTCCAGGGCGTCCAGGTCCGGGCGCGGCTGGTTAAGCAGGTACACGTTGCCGTCGTTGCGGTTGCGGTATGCCACCTGAGTCGTGTCCTGCGTTGGTTCAGTCGTGTCCTGCGTTGGTTCAGTCATGGGGCCTCTCCGTCAGGGCTGACTGCATGGTTGGTGGTGGAGCGCGGCCAGGGGCCAGCCGGCTGGCCCCTGGCCAGGGCTCACGTGCCGAGAGCACCCCGGATCGTGACGGCGCGAGTGGCATCGATCGTCTTGCACCCGTACAGGGTGTCGATCGAGATGATGTCCTGCTTGGACTGGATGTCGTAGTCGTAGGTCACCCGCAGCCCGAAGTTCTTGTAGTCGGCGATGGCCGACCGGTCCCGCGCTCCCAGCGGAATGGCCAGTGGCCGCATAGCCAGGGCAAACGCAGTCTTGTGGAACCCGATGTTCACCTCGGTCGTGGAGATTCCCGGCCCCTGTGGGGACGGCACCACGATGCTGTTGGTCTCGTAGGCATCAAAGCCGAACAGCCTGTTACCCAGCGAGGCCTCCCGCAGACCCATGGTGTCCCCACGCGCGTCGGCCTTCTTGAGCAGGTCCGTCTTGAGCCATTCGCCGGCCGTCACGGCACCGACCACGGCACGCCGCTCGGTGTGCGGCACCTTGTTCTGGGTGAGCACCCGGCGCGCAGCGATCAGTGCCTCCGGGGTGTCCCACACCTCCCCGGCCACGGTGCCCACGGTGTTGACCACATCGATGCGTAGCGCCAGCAGATCTCCTTCGATCTTCTGGGCGATGGCCTCCATGGCCGGGGTCAGGAACTGCTCCCCGAAGTCGTCGATCTTGAGCGTCAGATCCTCAGCGGTCACCCCGAAGGACACGTCCGCGAAGTGGTTGAGGGTCATCGGGATGCCGCTTTCCGTGGCGTCCTGGACCGTGATGCCGTTGGCCCGTACGAACTCCTCGGCCGTGAACGTGGGGGGCCTGCGGATGGTGATGGTGTCGCCGATCTTGCCGGCGAATTCCGGCTCGTAGTCACGCCACACCAGTTGCGCCATGACCGTCTGGTTGTACAGGGTGGCCAGGGCACGCCTGGCGATCATGGAAGGCGTGAGCAGAGTGTTAGCCACGCGATACTCCTCGGATTATGCAGGACTCACCCCGGGGTGCTAATGACCCGAAGGTGGTCCTCGACAGACATGGTTTCCGGTGCTGGTTGTCCACCGGGCCCGCCGGAGAACTGACCGCCACTCGGGGGCTCGTCCACATGCGGCAACAGGGTGGTCGAGCGGAATTTCGGGTTTTCCTCCACGGCCTCGCGGATGGCCGTTGCCAGTTGCTCCGCGAAGTCCGGGGCATCCAGGTCCAGCCCGCTGACACGGTCACCGAAGGACCGCGAATCCAGCAGCGCCCGGGCGTCCGCATCGGAGCTCTGGGCCGCGAGAAACGTGGCCATTTCGATGCGGGTCTTACGGTGTTCCTCCCGGGCCGTGCTCAATTGCTCGGTGAGCTGCGCGGCTACCTGGGCTGGGTCCTGTGGCTCATCCTGGGGTGCCTGCGGGGTCAGCCCGAGCACCTGAGTAAAGCCCTCCAGCACTTCCTGGAGCCGTCCTTCGGCGGTGTCGGCGCGTTCCTTCTCGGTGCGCATCCCCACCCGACCGTCTCCGGCCTGCTTGCGAAGGTCCTTGACGTAGTCCCTGATGTCGTCCGGGAACTCCTCCAGAGGCCGCTTGGACGGTGGGGACTGCCGGCCGGCCGGCTTGCCGTCGGTCTGTTGTCTCTCACTGGTGGTGGGCTGGTCGCGTACGACCGTGGTGTCACTGCCGGCGTCCGCCGGCCCGGCGGGCTGCTGCTCGGTCGGGTCGGAGGTGGTACCGGCCTCGGTGTTGCTGCCCCCGCCCATGGAGTCGCCACCGCTATCTCCACCAGCGGGCGCGTCCTGACCGGAACCCCCGGCCACGACATGGATCGGCGCACCGCTTCGGCGGTAGCCGATGATTTGGTCGGGGTACCGGCCGTGGGGAGTGACCACCGCGCCCGGCAGCGTCTGCTCGCTCATAGGTGCCCTCCAGGGCGTGTGTCCGGCACGCGCCCGGCGGCCGGAAGGTTGGACATACGAAGACCCCGCAGCAGTCCCGCTGCGGGGTCGGTGCTATGTGCGGACGGGCCTGTTGACCTGCCGCTATGCCCCGTGGCCGGGGCTTGTCGCTGGCGTGAAGGCCCTCGCCCGGACTCGGCTAGCGGGCGGTCAGAAGGCGAACCTACCTACGGGTAGAGGATGTAGCGGTATGCCCCTTATTGCCAAACGATGCCACGGTGCCTCTGAAACACCCCCGAAGCTGACGCACCAGAGCGTCAATGGCTGAGGAGATGCTCCGTGACCGTGCTGACTGCAGAGGCAGTCACCTTCCCGGCCGGCCCGTACCGCGCCGAGCAGGACCTGGCCATCGCCCTAGCCGAGAAGTTCGCAGGGGCATGCTGACCCGCGCACCACCCGCTGCATTGACCGCAGGCCGCAGGACTCGGACCGGCATCCCACCACCTGGCGGCTGCTCAGTAAGCCGTGACCTTGCTCCCAGGACGAGGGCAGGACATCACTTGGCTCCGCCGACGGCCTGTGTGTAAGCCTGCGCCAGTTGCGCGTACTGAGTGCTGGACAGTCGGCTGTCACTGGTGACCGTGTCGAAGCTGTCCGGGTGCGCTGGGGAGTCATCCTGCGCCCCCCACGCCTGCGCGTCGGTGGTTTTGGGAATGGCCGGCCAGCGCCTAGACCGGAAGTCAGCCGCTGCATCATCCAGCGTCATGCGCCCCTCAGCCAGTGCGTCAAGCACCTGTTGAACGGTTGCCATGGGCACCTCCACTACGTCAATTATCGCATCCAGCGTGATGCCAGGTCACCGAGTTCCCACCAGCCGGGCTCGTGTCGCATCAACTGTCTGTCGCCACCAATTTGGGTGCCCGCCCCGTGACGCTGTTGTCGTACACAGCCCATCCAGCGAAACTGGCGCGCATGCTATCAAATACCTGCCGGTTGACTGTCTTCTCCGCACTGGTGCGCTGGGCGCGGATGAGGGCCGGGGGCACGAACCTCCCACCGTCGCCCTTACCGGCTCGGTAGTTGTCCTGCCCCTGCCGGTACCGGGCCAGCGCGCGGTCCACGGACACCTCCACCGGAATGTCCACGAATACTGCCCGGGTGTCATACCCATTGCGCCGCAGGTCGTTGAGCCGGGACCGCACTCCGCCCTCGCTGGACATGGTGATGTCCCAAATCAAGTTGGTGCCGTCACGGTAGGCCATATCTGCCACCAGTTTGCCAATGCGAGATGACTCCTCATGCACCAGCGCCGCCCGCTCCATCGGGGACAAGTCCGGGTAGCCCGGCACCTCCGGAATCAGTCCCCGCTCGGCCATGATTTCCTTGACGTCATCCGGGTTCACCGTCAAATACTGGGACTGGTCGATTCCGGCGTGGTCGCGCAGCACCGTGGACTTGCCCGCGCCCCCTAACCCACCGGCGATTACGGCCTTGCGTTGCCGGGGCACACTGGCCGCCTCGGCATACATCGACCTGGCGATCTCCCGGTGCAGGGCGTCCCGTTCCGGGGTCCATGCCCCCTGAGCTGTGGTGTGGGTGACATCCGTGGAGTGCGTCGTAAGCGCCCGGCCGACGGCCTCTTCCACGTACGTCTGCCGAGCGGCGAACTGCTCATCAGTCATGGGGCCGCCGGGGTCGCTGCGGCGGCTACGACCGTCGCCTCCTCGGGTGGTCGTGGCCACTCTGCCCTCAATGTCCCCCACGTCGCCGACCGTGTCCGTCCACCGGCCGTGCCGGTCCCGGGGCTGGTTGGGGTTGTACCTGCCACGCATTACGTCTCCCCCGATGGCCGGTAGCCGCGGCCCCTCGGCCGGGCCGGAGCCCGGCTGGGCCTGGTGGGTGAGGGCGGCTGCTCCTGCTCCTGCTGATCGTCTGGCGCGGCGCTATCGGGCGGCGCCGGGCCGCTGACGGCGAGGATGGCCGCTACTTCTTCCAGGACCTGCTCCGGGCTCCAATCCGGGTGCAACATCTCCACCTTGGTGCGGGTGGACACTGCCCGAGCGCCGTCCAGCATCTGGAGGGTGTGGGCCTGCTGCTCCGGGTCGATGGCCACGGCGTCTGGCCACTCCACGACGGGCTGCACGGGGGTGAGCTTGCGGCCGAACTGCCGGGCGTCCACAGCCAGGGCGGTCTCCCACAGCCGGGCCAGCCGTCCCCGGAAATAGTTGGTCTTGCGGCCTCGGGTGGTCAGGCTGCGCCGCCACCGCGCTTTGATCTCCGTGGCGGTGGGCGCCGGCCCGTCTCTACCTTCGCCGAGCGTGCTGGTCGAGTAGCCGGCGCCGTGCACGGCCTGGCCCCAGAGCGCCCGGGTGGTGGCATCATGCTCAGCCACCCGGATGGCGAACTGCACCACCTGCAACTGCATGCCCTTGTCCATGCTGGGCAGGGCCGAGATGGCCTGGTATACCTCTTGCTCCGCGTCATAGGCGATCCCCTTGCCGCGTCCCAGGTGCTGCAGGTACACCTCCGGCACCAGCACCTTGCCCTTGCCGATACGCAGGTCCCGCATCCAGGACGACCACGCCTCATCCAGTCCGTCCAGCACCGGCTCGATTCCGTCATAGTCGGAGCGGCCCAGCATCGACCCCCGCATCAAGCGGTTGGGACGCATATTGGGCACGTACTCGGCGGTCATGCCTGCAGCGCCGGTGTCCACCACTCCCTGGCGGTTGGCCAGTCGATGAAAGGCCCTGGTGTCCGGGTGCTCGGTCAGAGGTCGACGCTCGCCCAGCGTGTCTCCGCCCCGGCTTCGGTACAGCCCGTGCCAGATACGGCCGGGCTCATGCCGCTCCAGGTGCCGCCACGTGTACCGGTTGTCCTGGGCAGGCAGCTCCTTCCAGAACGTCACTGCTGCCAGCCGGCCTGACCGCCATTGCGGTATGGCCGCGTCCGGAGGCAGCGGGTCGATCAGCACGTGGTTGGCCATCGTCTTGTCCCAGCCCACCCGCAGGTACACACCGCCGTATGCCGAGCAGATCTCGGCCGCTTCCAGCAGGGTGGAGTGCACGTCAGCGTCAATCACGACCTTGTTGATGTGCCGCTGGGCGGGGTCTCGGGCCGGGTTCTTGACGTTCGGCACCCGGAACGCTGGCGGCTCCCCGAACAGTAGATCAGCTGACGTGGCAGCGATCTCTGCGGCCAGCGGGACGTGCAGCTTGGCCAGCCGCATCGACCCCTGTGGTGGGGTGACTCCCCAAAACATACGTGGGGCCAGGGTGACCAGCGCCGGGGCTGCTACCGCACCGGTGGCCATCTTGGGGTCGGCCGTGGTGGTGGTGGCCTCATACACCTTGGACAGCTTGTCCGGGTCTCCGCTGTACCAGGCGTCCCACCGGTCATACAGCCGCTTGGCCTTGCGCCAGTCCGGGGGTGGCCACGGCGTGTCCTCCTGGGGTAGCGGCATGGCAGTGACCCCTTTCTTGAGTTGTGAACGTCGTGTCTGGTCGCTCGGGCTTGACCTAGCCGATTAGCTCGGATGCGAATCTGGATCGCCCTCGTACACGCCGTCCGGTCGACACAGCCTGCGACGCAATCGCCCCGGGGCACGCCTGCTGCGTTGGGGCAACCGAGCCTAGCTGCCATACCCTGTCATGATGTCGATCATGGGAGTAGAACGTCTTGCCGGGCAGATTCGGCGTGCGCGGGTGTCGATAGCGCTCGCGGTCATCGCTGCGGTCATCGCCGGGCTCGGCGGCTATCGAGTGGGGGTGTCGCGTGAGCGGCATTCGGCGACCGCGGTCGTGTTGACGGGGACCGTCACGTGGTCGAACGAGGAGACGCAATTGATCGCGTTCGAGACGGATGGCGTCGTCCGCAACCCCAACGATGGAGACACGTTCTACTCCGTGATCCCATACGACTGGCAGGACGCCGCGGGAACGAGTCACTCAGGTCGCACCTATCCGACCTGTCTTGCTGGAGAAGACGGCGACCCAGTTTCCATGGACCACCGCCGCGTTGAGTTGACCGTCATTGACTGGGACACCGGTGGCACCCTGCAGATGCATGTCGCGGTTCGGGTCAAATGTCTGGATTGACCGCCATGGCATGTTGGTAGACGGGACTTTCTCTTCCTCAGAGAGTGGTCCGCTGCTACCGCCTGACGGTCACGGCCGAGATTCGCATTCCGCGGATCGGCCGCCATCTACACGGCGAGCCCGACCGAAGGATCTTCAACCGGGGCGCAAAGAATCGATCATCCCGAACGTCTACGGACCAACCCCTCACACCCCACCCTCATTCTGACCGTCCTGGTCTAAAGGCGCACCCAGTTGGTAGGGGTCGTCGGCAATGGCAACGGCCAACTTCCGCCAAGCCTCGGCAACCACGACGAGCTGCACCGACACATCTTCGCCAGCCAACGTGCCGGCCTTGTGCAGCATCTGCGCGGACTGCTGGATGCAGTCCGCGGCCGACACCGGCGTTTGCTGGCCCGACCCAGCCTTGATCATCGGCTGTCCTCCTATGCGGCAAGGTCAAACATGAAGCGCCACAGCGCCTCGGTGGTGTGGATGCCGTACCGCAGCGCGTCCAGGCTGTGGTCATCCACCTTGATGGGCACGTCCAGGCCCCTCAGAGCCTTGTCGTCATCCCAGCTGTAGCCGGGAAGCTCATCCAGCAGGCTGGTGCAGGACCTGTGCACCCTCAGACGGTCCCTGCCCATCAGCGTGGACACGTTCCGGATCCCGTCGAGCACGTCGTTGACGCCCGGGGTCGGCGTCATACCGTCCACCTGCATGGTGCGGATGAACGAGGCCGCCGACGGGTCGACGACCATGTGCTCCGGACGCACCCCATAAATCGGGGGATTGGTACCCGGCACCTGTACCCGGTCCAGCCAGCCCCGCACGGCCACGCTGTACTCGGCGTCGGTGAGCTGCCGGTGCGCCTTGCGGCTGTCATGGCGCCATTCGGATGCCACATACAGCCGCTGGTCCACCCCCACACCCAGCAGCAGCGCCGCGAACGGGTTGGTGGTGCCGTAGTCCACGGCCGCGCACAGCCATCGCTGGATCAGCGGCATGGATCCGTCATCGACCACCATGGTCTGCGGATCCCACTGGTCATAGACAGCCCCTTGAGCAGCCACCCAGTGTCCGAGGACGAACCGGCGGTAGAACAGCCCCACGAAGGAGGCCTTGATCGAGCGGCGGAAGTCCTCATCCAGCGCGGGGTTGTCATCCAAACTAAAGTGCCAGTGGCGTAACTGTATGTCCGGCTCGTGGGCTCGCAGCAGGAAGTCCTTGCGCAGCCAATGAGCCGAGCTGTCCGGGTTGGTGGTGGCAAACAGCTTGGACCCGGGCACGCTCATACGGCCGATCAGCTGGGTAAAGAACTCCTGGGGCACCAGCGTGGCCTCATCCACGTAGGCCCCGGCGCAGGTCATGCCCCGTAGACGTCCCTCCGCCTTTTTGTCATGCGCGCCGATGATGTCCACCACCCGCCCCAGGATGCGGGCGGTGTTGGCCCCGGGGGTGTAGCGCACCTCCTCGGCCAGCGAGCCGAAGACGGACGGGTCCTGCAACACGGAGAACAGGTTGCGACCGATGGTGTCCTTGGTACGGCCCACCATGACCAGCCGCCCGTAGGGTGGCGCCTCAGCGATGAAGATCAGCCAGCGCAGCAGCGACGCCACGGTCTTGCCGGACCGGATGGCCCCTGACCAGATGTTGAGGCGGGCTTGTGCCTCAACGATCGAGCGGATTTGCGCCGGGCTGAAGGCCTTGGTGACCCGGGCCAGATCAATCGGCCGGGCCATCTGACGGCGGCTGGTAGGTGCCCTCGGCGGTGAGCGCGTCGTGGGCCACCTGAAGGCCGGCGGCCAACTCACCCAGGATGCTGCGCGCGGTGTCACTGCCGCGCGGCACGCTGTCCAACCCGAGCATCCGACACCGCCTGTCAATGATCTTGAGTACCGTTTCCGCCGTCCTGGGATCACCCCCGGCGGCCGCTGCCCACAGGCCGCGCTGCATCCGGTCCAGTCGCATCAGCTCCAGAGCGCGCAGTTCATCAGCGGACTGCTTCTGGTCGGCCACGGCTTGGGCCATGGCCCGGGAGAGGTCCTTGGACACCGCCGCGCGGCCGGAGTAGCCCAACGTCTGCTGGATTAGGTCCAGGGTGGCCCCGGACGCGCGCAGGGACATGGCCCGGGCACGCCGTTCGGCGGTAGCTGACTGCTGGGTACGCGATGCGGGCATGGGCTCTGCTTCCTCCGTCGGTGCCCCGGGGGTGGGGGCTCAGTACGGGCGCCTTGCAGACGGGTGGCCCGGCCGGGGCAGGTAATCCACGGCCAAGTGCCTGCGCGGATCCTGACCGCGGCCCGCGCTGGTCTCATAGGTTGGCCCGTAGACGTTCGAGATAATCGATCCTTTGCGCCCCGGTTGAAGATCCGATGAGACCGCATCGCAGCGAGGCGATGACCCAGATACGCTGCGCGCCATGCCGTACATGCCCGATCTTGACGTCGTGTTGACCGCTGGGTACCGAGCCGAGTGCGATGGGATCGCTTACCGTATCGAGCCCTATGAGCTCGGGCCAGTGGTGCTGCCAACCGGGAAGGTCGTGGGGTGCGACCCGCTCGTTGCGCACACGACGCCGTTCACTGACGCGGTGGAGCCGGGCCAGTACGACTTGCGGGCGTGGGTGGCGGTGTTGCTGAGGGACGGCTCGGAGTGGCAGCGGCGGATTGCTGCACTGCAGTTGGTGGTTGCTGACGAGCCGGCTGCATCGTGGACCATGGCACTGCTCCCCGACCAGGACGTGGCCTCACTCGGCGACGAGGGCATCTTCGGCTACGCGGTTGACGCGGGTACCGGGACGCTTGCCGACCAGGTCGCGGTCGAGGTGCTGAGTGGGTGGGACTACGAGCAGTTGGACGCGGTGTTCATTCCGGCGCAAATTCCGGATGACCCAATCGAAGCCGTTATTACCGCAGTGGTTGAGCAGCGGACCGCGGCGAATGTGTACGTCGTCGGTTCAGGGTGGGGCGACGGCGTGTACGCGACCTACGTAGGCCGCACCGAAGACGGGCGGATCACCAGCTTCGTCACCGATTTCCGCGTTGTGCCGCTCCGATAGTGAGCAGCAACAAGCAAGACTTGCTTCTGTCCCGACCGTGCGGGCGGCTGGCCATCAAGCATCACGCTGCTTCTCGCTGCCCTGCCCTCTGGCCGGGTCATAGTGCCTCACACCCTCGGAAAACCGCGTAGGTTGGCACGTCTTATGGGTTGGCACGTTCGCGTACTGGCCTCCCGTCACCCCACGCGGGACGCCGGGCGGCTTTTGGTTGATCTCCGCCCAGCCATTGGGCTTGCGAAAGGACTTCGGTGAACGCCGTGTCGCCGCCTCAGCCCTCGCCCCGTCCAGGTAGCGGAAGCGTCGGTGTCCCCACCGATTGCGATCCACCATCGGCAAGTACACGTGCTTGCCGTCGCGGTTCAGGTAGCCGTCGGTGTGCCACCGGTTCACCAGTTGCGGAGACACCCCCAGGGCGAGCGCGAGTTCCCTCGCGGTCAGGCGTGCGTCCGGATCAACGGAGGGCCACACGTCAATTCACCCCCCCGGCCGCAGGTACGTCGAAGCCCCGCAACCAACTAGGCGCGGGGCTTCGAAACGGTCTATGGGCATACTCTGCCAACACCCACCGTAAATGCTGATCTACGATTCCGCCAGTTCCGTGGGGCCACGCCCACGGCCGGTAGCCGCTCAGCGTGACCGTCGCATCAACGCCGTCACCTCCTGCGGAGGCCGCCGGCCCCGCTCGTCGGCGGCCTGCGCCGTCACCAACTCCCGGTATTCGACGGCGGTGAACACCCTCACGCAGTCCGGATTGTGGCATTCCACATCCCCCGACTCGTCCTGCCGACGGAACAACATTCGCAAGTCGCACCGGCTACAGGCGACACCCTCGCAGCGCTCCGGCTCCGGGTCGAGGTCTCCGAGCGCGGCCATCATCCGCCCGCGGATCTGCCTCACGACATCGGCGAAGACCTCGATCCCCGGGTATGAGTCGCACGCCCAGTCAAGGCGTGTTCTTAGCCAATCGACGAGACCGTCGATACTCGACGTCGGCCGGAACGAGCCGCCGGGAGCGCCGGCATCAATCCACGCACGGACCTCCTGGTCGAGGATCTGGGCGATAGGCACTTCACCGATCTGGTCGCCGGCGGGAATCATCACCCGATGACCGGCGGCGTCACGCCGTGGACGCCGGTCGAGGACGGTGGCCTTGCGTTTGCCCTTGTAGCCGTTGTCGACCCACACAGTGCGGGGCTGGGTGTCCAGGGCCGGCACCCAGTTGTCGCCGGTGCTGTCGATGGGACGGCCGCCATCGCGGACCACTGGGGCGAGCAGGTCGTGTAGGTGCAAATCGATCGGGACGGACGCCTCACCGTCGCCGCCGGTGATGATGAGATCGGGGGCCACGGAACGCACCGGGCCACCGGCGTGGCCGATGACATGGCGAGGCACCCAACCGGCGTGCCCGCCGTGGTCGGGGACGGCACCGGCCCGGGTGGTGAGACCGCAGGTGCGGCACAACAGCATCACGCGGCTAGTGCTGTCGTCGGCGGGAACCAACTCGTCGCGCCCCCGGCTGGCGAGGCCGGGAACGGCGCATAGGGCGTTGGACAGCCAGCGGCGGCACGGATCGCACACCTGGCCGGTGTCACGGGGCCGCCTCCGGCAGACAGCGCAGCCGGCGCGTAAGCAGCCGGCCGAGCCGCAGCCACCGGGGGTACTGCAGTGCGCGTACGGGGAGGTGTGGCAGGTGCAGTCGACGGGGCAGATGGTGGCCATGTCAGGAGTCTCCGTTCGTGCTGGTGTCGGTGCGCTTCCCGTTGTCACGCCCGGTGCCTGATGAACGGGCAGGTCCTAGCGCCCTCCGCCCCCCCGACCGCCGCAGGAACTACCCGCCTTGCGGCGACCGCCGTAGTAGGCGTGTTTGTAGGGTCCTCGGTGGGGCCGTCGGACCGCATGGGCTGCTGTTTGTGCATGGGTTGCCTACGAGGTCGCCTGTCGTTGTGGGGTTGTGTCGAGGGGCCAAGTGGAGGAATCCCACAGGCATCGCTGGACATGCTCAGTGCCGCCCAGGTGGCGTGGTTTCACTGGTGAGGCCCGATCGGAGCGATCGGTGCGCGTCCACCGCCAGTCATCGGGTTGTAGCCAGCCGAGTAGTCGGATGAGGTTGATGTCTGGCCCGTAGGCGAGGTAGGTGCCGTCGGCGGAGTCGACGCCCATCTGTCGGGCGCGGTCTAGACGGGCGTGGGAGTTGACGCGGCCCATGTGTACCCACAGGCCGCGGCGTTTCGCCTCCGCCGTGACGGCCGCGGCTGTCGCGCCGATCTTCCACTCCGAGAGTTGCCGCCCGCAGCACGGGCAGTGCTGTTGCGGCAGCGATTCCAGCGCGGGCACCCATCCGCATGGGGCGCACTCGACGATGCCGGCGAGGAAGACTGCGTCGATGTAGTCCCAGGGCATGTCGTCGGGGGTGGCGCCGTTTTGGGCGCATAGGGCGACCCGGCCGACGGTGTGGCGGATGGGGCGCAGCATCGGCCAGGACCGTTCGAGGGTGCCCTGGTGGTCGGCCACGATGTCGGGGGCGACCGCGAATCGGCATCGGGGGCGGTAGTCGGTGTGGGTGGCGAGCCAGCGGAGGTAGCCGGTGTCACCGGGGTAGGCGTTGGAGTAGATGCCGTTGTCGGCGATCCAGTCGACCCACGGTTCGAGGCGGTTGCCGGCGGCGGGGGTGATGATCTGGCCGAGCAGGTCGGCGCGCATGGCATCACGGACTCGTGTGGTGGAGGCGGTGGCGTAGTAGATCACGGGCGGTCACCTCCCTGCGGAGGGAGTGGGCGAATAGGAGAGGCACGAGGGCTCCGACGGCGACTTTGACGACGGTCTGCGACCACCAGCCGGCGATGGGGAATCCGGCGAGCCATAGGAACAGCGCTGAGTCGATGGGCGCGGCGATGGTGTTGGAGGCGATCCACGCGCCGAGCCGGGAGCGTTGGCGTAGGCGACGGAACACGGCCATGTCGGCGAGTTCGGCGGTGAGGAAGGTGATGCCGGAGGCTGCGGCGAGTTGTATGGGGGCGAGGGCGGCGGACAGCGCTGCCCCGGCGGTGATGGCGGCGAGGATGGGCAGACGGCGGCGGCCGGTCGCGTCGTCGAGGGCGTCTCGGACGATGAACGTGAAGCCGATGATGAACGTGCCGGCGGTGACGGTGATGACCCCGGCGTGGATCAGGCCGAGGTGGGCGGTGGCGACGTTCGCGGCGATGACCAGGCCGATGTAGCCGGCGGCGAGAGCTAGGACGTTCGAACGTAGTCGCAGCCAGGCACTGGTGCTGCCGCCGCGCCAGCTGCTACTCATGTCGGCTCCTCATGCGGTGAGTAGGTCGGTGATGGCGTGGGTGGCTTGTTGTGGGACGACGCCGTTGCCGAGGCAGCGCAGGGCGGGGTTGCGGGCCAGGTGGTCGGTGACCCATCCCTGGCCGAGGCCCATCAGCCACTCGACGAAGGCCGCGTTCAGGCGGGGCTGGCCCCTGGTGCCGGGTTCGGTGGGTGCGGGCGCGGGCCGGCCGAGGATGTGTTCCCAGCGGCGTATGGCGGGGGTGTAGACGCCGAATCGTTCGGGTTGGACGGCGGCGGGGAGAGCCAGGTCGCCGGAGCTGCCCCGCTGGTTCGGGCCGCCCTTCTCGCCGTCGGAGGCGCGGGGCGTGGGCATGAGCGCTACGGCGGTGCGTAGGTCCGGGCCGCCGCTGCCGTGGGTGCCGGGCCCGCGCATATCGTTGGTGCGCGGTGTGGGCAGCAACCTCATGCTGTCGCGTCCAGGTTCAGCAGCACCTGTGACAGCGGCGGCCGGAATCCCTCCGATGCCCTTCGGCCGGGGGTGCCGGTGTTCGAGGCGCGCGGGGTCGGTAGTAGTGCCTGTTCCAGGCCGTCTTTGCCGCCGCTTTTCCAGTCGCGGGCGCGGGGTGTTGGTAGGCCAGGCGGCGATGAAGACGCGTTCGCGGCGGTGTGGGGCGCCGATGTCGGACGCGCGTACGCAGCCCCATTGTGCATCGAGCCCGAGCGTGGCCAGGTCGCCGAGTACTCGTCCGAAGCCCAGGGAAAGGTGCCCTGCGACGTTTTCCAAGAGCACGATTCGGGGTCGTAGTACGCGAATGGCGTGGGCGATGTCATTCCAGATCCACCGTTCGTCGGTCATGCCGGCTCGGCGGCCGGCTAGTGACAGGGGCTGGCAGGGGTAGCCGGCGGTGAGCACGTCCACGGGCGCTACGGCCGTCCAGTCGACGGTGGTGAGGTCACCGTGGTTGGGCACGTGCGGCCAGTGGTGGGCGAGGACGCGGGAGGCGTGGGGGTCGTTTTCGGCGTGCCATGCGTGTTCGAGGGGGCCGAGTACGGCGTCGGCGGCGAGGTCGAGTCCGCCGTAGCCGGTGCATAGGGAGCCGAGGCGGAGCACGGTCATCGGCTCGTCCAGTCGAGGTGGCGGGCGTGCTGGGTCACGGCTGGGCCTCCGAGGTCTTGAGCGCGCCGAGAACCATGGCGGCGAATTCTCGGTCGCCGGCGTCGTAGAACAGGTCATAGTTGGGGTGCTCGGGTGGAAGTGGGTGGTCGCTGGCGGTATGTGTGGCGTTGGGTTTGCGGCACCAGTCGCATGGCATGGGCGCGGTCATCGCGGTCTCCTCAGGCGGGGCGGCGGGTGGGGTTGACGCGTCGTCGGGTGTGCGTTGCGGTAGGGGGTGCTCGTGTCGCCACGCGGGACGGTCTAAAGGGTGGCCATGTCAACGAATCGGGACTTGTCGAGCTGGGCGGCGACCGTCACCACGTCCTTCGGCGCCGACCTGGCCTTACGGACCACAAAGTCGGCTTCACCCCGCCGGGGTGACTCGGGGTCGTAGTAGTCGGGCCGGTGAATGAACATCACCACGTTGGAGTTGTTGGCGATGGAGCCGGACCCGCGCAGGTCGGACAGCTGCGGAAGCTTGTCGGCGCGCATGTCGGGGCCGCGGTTCATCTGGGCGGCGGCGATGACTGGGACGTCGAGACTGCCCGCCATGATCTTCAGGCCTCGGCTGACGTCGCTGATCTGTTCTTGCTCGTCCTTGCACCGCCGGCTCGGTTCGACAAGCTGCGTGTAGTCGACGATCACTGCGTCCAGGCCGTGCTTCGCCTGCAGTACGCGGCATTTGTTCTGCATCTGCCGGACGTTGATCTCCGAGCGGTCGCAGATGAACATGGGAGCGGTGGACATCGGCCCTAGCTGGGTTGACACCCGCTGCCAGTCGGAGTCCGACAGGTTCCCGTCACGGATCAGGTGATACGGCACCCCAGCTTGCGCGGATATGATCCGTTCGAACAGCTCGTCGCGTGCCATTTCCAGGCTGAACAGCGCAACCGTATGCCGACGTTTGATCGACAGGTGGCGGGCCACATCCGCCAAAAACACCGACTTGCCGCAGCCGGTGGGGGCGGCAACAGTGATGAGCTGCTTCTTACGTAGTCCGCCGAGCAGCCGATCCAGGTCCGCGAATCCGGTGGGAAGGCCAGCGGGATCGGCGGCGCGGTGCTCGATGGCGTCCAGGCCGCTGTCGAGCAGGTCCGCCAACTGCACCATGTCGTCGTCCTGGGCTGCGGGGCGGATCTGCTGGACCAGGTCAGCGGCGAGGGCCGCTGCGTCCTCCGAGCTGACACCGGGTCTGGTGGCCGCCTGACTGATCCGCACGCCTGCGACCTGTAGTCGACGTCGGGCCGCCAACTCCAACAGCCGGTCCACGTAGTAGGGGGCCTGCGCGGCGAGCGGTACAGCGGCGACACAGCCGTGAAGGAACAGCGCACCACCCTCGAACCGGTTGAGGGCTCCACGGTCGGCGAGGTACCCGGCTAGTGCAACTGGTTCGGTGGGCACCCCGGACTCGTGGGCGTTGACGATGATGTCGTACAGGTCGGAGTTGCGGGGGTTGTAGAAGTCGTCGGCGCCGAGCCGTGCCGACACGACGTCGATCAGGTTTGCGTCGGTCATCAGCGAGCCGAGGACGATGCGTTCGGCGTCGATGTCGTATGCCGGTGCCGCCGCGGTGTCGGCTGCGGCATCCGAATGGGTGGGTGGGTGCATCGGGTGGCCTTTCACGTCACGGCTGCCGGGGTTCGGGTGTGGGCGGCTTGTTGGGCATGGGCGGCGAGCTGGTCGGCGGTGAGTCCACGCCGGTGTAGGACGGTGGCCTGCTGGGTGAACCGCAGCAGTTCGGCCACACCGACGCGGGGAGTGGATTGGCGGTAGATGGTGACGGCCGCGGCGACCGCCGGGTGAGTTCGTTCGCGCTGCACGTCAATGGGCGGCCGGGTGCCGCACCGGCACCAGGGGCACAGGAGCGCACCAGTGGTCGGGTGGGGTTGGTTACCCGCGGCGGTCCCGTGCTCACAGTCGGGGTGAGCCTGCTGCATCGCCCGGATTTGGGCTTCGACGTGTTCGGCGCGACCGCGCCGAACGGCGTCCAAGAAGCGGTTGAAGCTGCGGTTGGCGGCCATGGTGGTGAGATAGCCGAGGTTGACCTTGGGGCCGTATTCGGCGCAGACAGCGCGATGGACGGCGTTGGCGTCATCGACGCTGACACCGGGATTTTCGGGTTTGAGGCTGTTGAGGATGATTTCCGTGGCTCTGGGGAGGGTTTCGGTTCGTGGGAACCGGAACTTCTGCTGCCGGCCAGTGGCGGTCTGTTGGGGGGTGGCGCTGTGTGATGGTGGCGCCTTGGTGGGCGTGTGCTTGACAGCGGCTTGCTGCCCGCCGCTGCGGGTGGGCTTGTCCGGGTGCGGCGGATGGTCGGTGTTGGTAAAGGTCTTAAAACCAGTAATAGGAGAGGCACCGTCCGGTGGTCCGCTCAGCGGACCAAAGTGGTCCGCTGAGCGGACCAGAGGTAGTCCGCTGAGCGGACCAGAAGCCGATGAATGTGGTCCGCTGAGCGGACCAAAGTGCGCCGGGAAGTGGTCCGCCGAGCGGACTACTTTGGCAGGTAGCGGGCGCTTGCTGTCCCCGTCCGACGGTGACGGTGTGTTGACACCTGGTCCGCTGGGCGGACCACCGGACGTGGTGCGGGGCTTGCGCGATTCCCGCTTCGGTAGCACGACAGTCGGCTCACCGATCGCCAACTGGTAACCAGATTTGACGTTGGCCACCGCGGTGGTGCGCCGCGCCCAGCCGGACGCCGCGAGTGCCTTCATCCACTCGGCGACAGCCGACCGGGAGTAGCCAGTGGCACCGGCCAACTCGGTGAACGTGGGGGCGTGCTGGACGGGAATCTCGGCGGTGGCTGCAACGCAACGCGTGAGCAGACGCAGCATGATGTGCCGCCCTGTCGGCTCCATGTCCACGGTTTCCAACGCCGCCTCTACCTCCCACCGGGTTGTCACGGGTGGTGCCTCCGTTGGTTCATCGCCGGGTGCTGGCGTTTGTGCGGTTTGCGTGTGCCGTGCACGGCTGTGACGGCAGAATTCGACGGGTGCGGCGACCCATCACGGGCCGGCTTGACGCCGCATGCCCCGAATCCACTCCTGCGGCTCGGTGCCGGTGAGCGCGGCGAGGCGGCAGATACACCCGGCGGCCATGCCCACAGCTGCGGACAGCGCGCCGGCCCTCTGGTCGGCGGGGAGCCGTGCGATGAGCAGGGCGACGGTCTGCGAATCGTCTGCGGTGGCGGCGTCGATGGCGTCGATGACGTCGGTGACTGTCGGCTGGTCCATCAGAACGGAGGCGTTTCGTCGAAGTTGCCGCCAGCGGACCCGCCGCGCGAGGGGGTAGGAGCGGCCGTGGACCGCGGGCCGTCGAAGTTGCCTCCGCCGCCCGAGCGGGACATCTTCTGCACCTTCGCTGTGGCGTAGCGCAGCGACGGGCCGATCTCGTCGACCTCCAGCTCGATGACCGTGCGCTTCTCACCGTCGCGGGTTTCGTACGAGCGCTGCCGCAGCCGACCGGACACAATCACGCGGGTACCGCGGGTCAGTGACTCGGCGACGTGCTCGGCGGCCTGGCGCCACACGTTGCAGGACAGGAACAGCGCCTCGCCGTCTTTCCACTCACCGGACGGCTTGTCGAAGAACCGGGGCGTCGAGGCGACCCGGAACTTGGCGACCGCCGCACCGGAGGGGGTGAATCGCAACTCGGGGTCATCGGTCAGATTGCCGATGACCGTGATGGTGGTGTCGTTTGCCATCAGGGTGCCTCTCTGTGGGGCGTGAGGAGCCTGGTATCCGGGCCGGCGGCGGCTTCGCGGGCGGCGCGGGTGATCGCGGCGGACAACTCGATTGCCGCGGCAGGGGTATGGACCAGACCATCGACGAGCACGTGAGCGCCGGCAGGGCCGACGGTGACGCCGGATAGGCCATCGAGCGGGTTCGACCGGTAGGACGACATTGGGCGGGCGGCGACGATCTGGTCGACGTCAACAGGCAGCGGATGCGTGGTCGCGCAGTCGACGACGGCGCGCTCGAGGATGCGAAGTTCGGCCCGGAGCTGGGCGTTCTCGGCGAGGGTGGCGTGATCGGGTCGCCGGCAGCGCCGGAACAGGCCGATCATCGGGTCACCGCCGCCAGGTCGGCGACCCGCCGGGCCTGCCACTCCGTGGTGCCGTAGGCGCGGGCGAACGGTTTCCGCCCTGATCGGCGACCCGCCTGCTGCTCCTGCTGGCACCACAGCTGGTACAGGTGCGTCTGCTCGCTGACGGTGAGCCGGCCGATCGGCCACCTCCCGCCGAGGGCCCACCGTACGTATCGCAGCGACGCGGGCCGCTCCGGTATCGCCTCGGTGAGGCTGCCCGCCGCGGGTGCGGCGTCCGGGTCATCGATGTCGTCCCAGGCGGCGACCGGAACCCAGCCCTGCCGTACCGCGTAGCTGCGGGCCTTCGCAGAGGTGCCCCCACTGTCGAGACGGGTGACGAGGATCCGTACCGCGTCATGGGTGTGTCTGGCGACGGTGAGAGTTTCGTGGACACGCCACTGTTTGACGGTGCTGACCGCAACATCGAGGTGCTGGGCTAGGTCACGTGCGGGGTGCCCTTCGGCGGTGAGTCCTTGCAGCCGCCGGGCCGTGCCGGCGGCGGGCACGAAACCGGGACGGTGGGTACCGAGGACTACAGCCTTGTACCGTGCGGCTTCGTGCGCCCGGTTGCGTTGCTGGCAGCCTCGGCATCCTGGGGTGTAGCGGGGGTGCTGGCCGCACTTTCTGGTGCGGGTTGCATGGCGTCGGCTGCGCGTGGTGAGGCCGGTCATCGGGTCACCTGGAAAGGCATGATCAGGGACCGGTGGGGGTTGGTGATCTGTTCGTCGCATTCGCCTGACCGGCTGCCATCGGCTGCGACGGGGGAGATAGCGGCAGGCTTGTGGGCCTTACGCGGCCGGTCACGCCACTGCTGACCGGCCTGGTTGACAACGACGGTGCCGTCTCGGCGTAGGTCCACCCAGCCGCGGTCGTCTAGCTTGTACAACAGGTCGTCCACGGTGCGGCTGCCGTTGCGGCGGTCCCCGTACGTCAAGTCGGGGCGACGGTAGATGCGGCCGGCGGTGATGGCGTCGAGCAGTCGTTCGACGGTCCGGTAGTCCATGTGCAGTCCCTTGCGGGTGGGGCCCGCCCCACCCCCGGGGCGGGCCATGCTGACGGTGTTGTTCATGCGGCGGCCACCCTGCGGGTGTCCTTCCGCAGCAGCTCGCGGCGCTCGTCCTCGGACAGGCCACCCCAGACGCCGAAGTCGGTGCCGCTGTCGAGGGCCCACTGCAGGCACTGCTCCCTCGCCGGGCAGCGCCGGCAGACGGCTTTGGCCTGCTCCACCTGCAGCAGGGTCGGACCGGACGTCCCGATCGGAAAGAACAACTCGGGGTCCTCGTCGCGGCAGGCAGAGTGGTCGCGCCACCGGTCGCCGTGGTCGTTGCTGCGCCGGTCGACCGCGAAGCGTCGTCGGCTCACGCGGCCACCGCCTTGACGTGGCGCGGGTTTGCGCGGCGGATCAGGCTGTCGCCGTGGCACAGCTCACCGGGTTTGCATGCGCAGGCGAGATCCTTGCCGGTGAGCGTGTCGAGTTCGGCGAGGATCCGCAGCCGGCGTTCCGGTTCGACGTTGGCGTAGTCGGGTTCACCGTCAAGCCATGCGTCGAAGGCTTTCACGCATACCTTGCGGGCGTCGGCGTCGCTGTCGGCGAAGCCTTCGGAGATGCAGTCGGCAGCCTTGAACGGATTGCCGAACCGGCTGGTGCGGTCGACGATGACGGCGTTGTCGGGCCTACGCCATCCGGCGGTGCGTTTGCGCTGGATCCGCTGCGGAATCATGAGGTCACGACCACAGCGGCAGCCGGCTCCTGCACCGGAAAGAACGCGGCGATCCGCAACGCGATCGCCGTGAACGGCGACGGTGACACGGCGGCAACGTCAGCGGCCTGCTCCAAGAAGGCGGCCACCTGCACCGCCACCTCCGGGTGCCACGCCGCCATGTGCGCGACGTCCCCTGCTGTCGGCCGGGAGCAGCCGCCGCACAGCGCTTCCTCCTGGAAGTGGAAGATGATGCCCGTGTGGTAGCCGTGTTGGGTAGGGCCAGCGAACAGCATCGGGCTGTTGTCGTGTCCGACGGCACCGGACCAACCTTGGGGGAGGGCGCCGGAGGGGGCGGCCTCGGCGGCGAGGTCGCGGATGCGTTGGGCGGCGTCGCGCAGGATCTGCGACGGCGAGGGGCTGGTGTTAGGCATAGGGGTCTCCTCAGGGGTGTGGTTGTCGTCAGCGAGGGCGGGGCGGATGGCGAGCCGCCATGCGGTGAGCTGGCCGGAGCATCGGCGGGTATCCGGGCACGGCCCGGCCGTGAGACTTGGGTAGCCGCGCACGTCGAGATCAGGGGCCACCGGCCCCTCTGTGACCTGCCGCAACACAATTAGCGCACCCGGCCGGTCCAGTGCCTCCGGATCCTCACCCGGATACACCTTTGCCAGCCGGTCGAGCTCGACCAGACGGGCGTCATCCACCCACACCCCCGCCGTAGTCAGCGCGTCCTCAGTCGACCGAAGCAGCTTCGACGTGTCCGGATAGGTGATCGGCCAGGTGCGTCGGCGCTTCGGCGCGGACAGGGGCTCACGAAGGGTGAACACGAACCGGCCGGCAATCGGCCCGTCCAGCGGGAACACGTTGCGCAGCTCGGGAAGGGCGGCGAGGGCGGTGAGGGCGGCGGCATGCACCCGTTCACGCCACGGCTGCACCTTCTTCGACGACTCGACCATGATTGCTTTGCCAGTGCGGCTGCGACCCTTGAACGTCTTCGAGCCTTGGGGACCGGGCGTGCCATATACGACGATGCGCAGCGCGGCGTGGGTGTCGTGCTGCTTGATCAGCTTGAGTTCGGTCACGGCCGCACCTGCCCGCCGTACGGACGGATCGGCCAGTCGGTGGTGACACCGTCGGCGCGCCGCCGCAAATCCTCGGCATCCGCTAAAGCCGTTTCCCGCTCCGCGTCATCCGACGCCCGACGCGACCGATACTCCAACTCGTTGGCCTGCCGCCGCCAGTGCTGGGCAAGCCCCTCGGCCTGCTCGGCGTACCAGCCCACCTGCGCGGCATGCACCTCGGCGAGAGTCAGCTTCCCGAACTCCTGGAAGCCCCGCACGATCCGGTCCGGGTAGCGCCTGTCGGCGTACACCTTGGCGACCGTGTACGGATCAGCCAACGCCTGCTGGGCCCGCTGCCCGATCCGAAACGCCACCCGAGCCGCACCCAACGCGTCGCTCTCCGCGTCATGGGCGCGGTCCAACCGCACCTCGTACTGCTCGCACAGCGCACTCAACTGCCGCCTGCCCGGCCGGTACCGGTCGAGCGCCTTGTCGATGACGAACACGTCCACCACCGGCCCGAGCGGACGCCCTAGCCGCTGTTCGACCGTCGACACTCCGTGGCGGCGGCATTCCCGATCCAGCAGAGTGAAGTCGAACGCCAAGTTCGATCCGACAACGGGCACGTCGGCGAGCATCGCGTCAGCAAGCGCCTCCGCCACCTGGTCGAGCACCACGGCGGCCGGCTGCCCGTTCGCCTGGGCGTGCTCGGTGGTGATGCCGTGCACGTCGGTGGCGGCCTGGGGGATGGCCACGTCCACGGCGATCAGGTGCGAGTGCACCTCGACGGACTGGCCGGGGCGGATACGGGCGATGGTGGCGGAGACAATCCGATCGTTCTCCACGTCGGTGCCCGTGGACTCGGTGTCGAACGGGGCCATCTCCCCGAGATGCCAGGTCACGCCGCACCACTGTTCGCCTGCGCCGGCCTATCACCGGCACCCGCCGGGGCGCCAGTAGTCGGCTCCGTCGCCTCCCCGTCGATGTATTCCGGGTGCTCCGTTGCCTCCGCCGGGTCGGCGCTTGGTGTCAGATCAACCCGCACGCCCTCATCGGCCACCAGAGCTGTCGCCAGCTGCGTCGACTTCGGCATGTACTTCGCCAACTGGCGGATCACCGTCTTGTGGGCCATGCCCTCGAAGTGGTCCACCCACGGACCGAACACCCTGCCGTCGCGGGTCTTCGCGGTCGCGTTCCGATCGCGGTAGCTTTCCATTTCCCGCTGCGTCATCACGTAGAACGCGTAGCCACCGTTGGTGAACTTGACGACCGCGTAGTAGGCGATCGGGTGGCCTCGTTCCGCGCTGTTGCCGTCGGCGTCGAACATGGCCGGCTTGTGGATCAGCGTGTCATCGAGGCCGTACCGGACGTCGAACTCGTCGTTGGCGTACACGGTGCGGGCCGTCAACGACTTGATCTGCCCGGACCGATGCGCCAACTCGATGAGGCCTTGGTAGCCGATGACCAGTTGCGCCTTGTAGCCCTTGTTGCGGCCGTCCCAGAACGGCAGCAGCCAAGCGTGGCCGAGCACACCGGGCCGCAGCCCGAGCTGGGCGCAGGTCATCAGCGACCCAAGAACCGACGCCGGCTCGCACTGGCCGAGGTTCCTCGTCATTCGAAGCGCCGTCAGGGCGTCCCGGACAAGCTGCGCCGCCTTGCCGCCCTTCGGCATGGCGGCCTGGTACTGCCGCTCCATGGCCCGGATTTGGTCGGCGATGGTGTTCTGCGCGACACCGCCGTTCTCACGGCGGGTGGTGAGGGCCGTCTTAGCGTCCGGCTGTTTCGTCGTCACATCGATCACGCGTCCTTCACGTTCAGGGAGCGGGTGGAGGGCTTGCGGTACTCGTCCGGGTTCGGGGCCGGAACACCGTGCTGCTCGACCAGGGCGGCCACCACCTGTGGCCAATCGACCTGGCCTTTCTTGTTCGACCAGGTGGCGATTACCTGCCCGTCGACCTTCGCCACCTCCCGGCCGGCGATTAGCTTTTTGAGGCCGGCGCCGGCGGCTTCCTTCTCCGCCTTCGCCGCCGTCTCGCGTTCGCGGGCGCTCCGATAGACGTGCCACAAGTCGATGGCCTCGGCGTCACCGGTCAGGTCGACTTCGGCGGCGGGCTCGTACGTGGGGTACAGCCTCGCCACGGCGGCGTTGTCACCGCGGCCCATCCGGGGTTCGACGCCGCCCACGATGTGCTGCCGATACCAGTCGGTGACTTGCGCAACCAGGTCGTGCTCGATCGCGATGTCGCGGATGACAGTGCGGCGCTGCACACCCATGCCAGCGATCAACGCCACGACCTCGGCGGCCGGGGCGTCCATCACGTACAGGGACCAGCGGACCTGCAATTCGTAGCCGAGCGGGATGCCACCGTCGGACCAGCCGGCGGGAGTGCCGTACCCGGACTGCAATCCGCCTGTCTTCGCTTCGACCAGGCGACCATCGGCGGTGACGCCGTCGGGGGAGCACCGCTGCCACATGTGGTCGGGGCGGGCGTAGGTGCGGTGCGCGGTGGCCGATACGGGCACGTTCAAGAGACGCCCGGACTGGGCGATCAGCCACGGCTCCAAGTCCTTGCCAAGGTCGGCGGCGGCCCCGGCGTTGTCCTGCCAGGTGCGAACCCCAGTCTTCTCGGCCCACACGTCCCAGGGGGTGCGGTAGGTGGAGAAGCCAAGCACGGCGAGGATGTCGGACCCGCCAAGCCCGTGACGGCGGGCGTACACCCAGTCGTCCTCGGGGGCGTCCCAGCCGATGACTGGAACAGGGGCGGTGAGGATGGTGGTCACTGGTCGTACCTCGCATCGTCGTCAAGGAATGCGGTCAGGCATCCCGGCTTCCGGCACAGGGCCAGCAGCCCCGGCATCTGGTCACCGCAGGTGGGACACGGCGGCCGGTAGGCCGATGGCCGCATCGACGGGAGAGCCTCGACCGCCCACTGCGGCAACCTGACGAGCTCCGCCAGCCGCCCCACGCCGATCGAGCCGGTCATGCCGCCACCCCCGATCGGCATCCGTACGGCGAGCAGCCGTCTGGGTCACCCAGCTCAGCGAGCGCGTCGAAGATGTCAGGCGATCTGCCGGCCCACTCCCTGCGAGTCACCCGGCCGATCGGCGCGACGGCTAGCGGCACCCGGGACCGATGCAGAAACGCCTCACCGTCCAGCGGCAGGCCACGCGCACCTCCCTTGCGGATCGCCTCGTCAAAGGCAACCGCGTCGGCCCACTCGTCGGGGTGGTTGTCTCGCAGTTCCCGCCACTGCGCGTTGCCGTGGAAGGGACAGCCAATACACGCGCTCTTGGCGACCTCGCGCCACCCGCGCCCGGCAAGCCACCGCTGGCAGTCCCTGCGGGACATGCCCAGGTCGAGTAGCGGGTATCGCTTGCGGATGTACGAGACGCTGCCCTTGTCGGAGACACGGCCAATCTCGTCGGCGGAAAAGCCGATCCACTGCTCGGCGACCCGGCCCTTCGGCACCCGCCGGAAGTCCGGTGCGTTCGCGCCGAGCAGTTGCCGCACTTTTCGCCCGATCGGGGCCAGCTTGTACTCGCTTGTGCACTGGCGGCGGCCCATGCCAAGTGACCGGGTGGTGCCGTTGCAGGTGGGGCAGTTCGTCGTCGGCTTCCCCTTGGCGGGTGACTCCGACGACAACCACATCGGAACTTCACCCGGCATCGGCTCGCCCTCTTCGAGTACACGTTGCGGGGTGATCTGCCCTGCGGGGCAGCGGGTGCAGCTCCCGGCGGGGCCGAGCACGAAGTACGGCACCGACGCGTACCTATGCGCGGGGTCGAGAGAATCGCGGCGAAGGTTGCCGTTACCAACCCGGTGCAGGGGGATGCCGGCTGCGTCAAGCACTCCGGCGAGTCGGTCAAGGTGGTCGTACACCCGGCGGGGCTCCCAGCCTGTGTCGGCGAAGATCGCCCCGTCAACCTTGGGCAGAGTGCCGTCGGCGGTCATCAGCGCCAGGACGGTTGACTGCACACCGGCACCGAGGGACAGAAGTCGCAATGTCGGAGCAGCCGGGGTAGTTGCTCTGAGATCGTCGATTGCGGGCATCAGACCACCTCCGCGCGAGCAGCGCAGGTGGCCTCGCCGGCTGTGGCCAGGCGGCGATGCCCCGCCAGATCGGAGCAGGCGTCAGGCGTAAGCCCGCACCAGTCGCAAGCGGTGACCGGGGGGCAGCCAGGGCAACCCTGTATCGCGGTTGGGTGCGCTAGGCGGTGGGCGGCGGGATCAACCGTGTCCTGCCAGTAGACGATCTCCGGAATCGTGGACGGGTTCGTCCAGGCATGCTCGTCCGACGGCGACGGCAACACCCGACTTGCAGTCTTCGTCATCGTGACTCCTTCACATGCTCGTCGGTTCGGCGGTCTGGTTGGCGGTGCTCGACCGTTCACGCGGTCGAGCGCCTTTTGTCTGCTTAGGCAGCTGGTCTGCTGCCGCGCTGGCCGGCCCGCGCGTTGTAGGCGCGCGCAACCGCCAACTCGTCGGCTTCCTGCTCTGCTGCTGTCGGCTCCTCGCCACGACCCGTGCGGGTGTAGGTGGCGATGAGCGCGTTGAGTTGGTTGGGGGTGAACCCGTAGACGCCCTTGCGGGCAACGTGGTCGATGACACCGGCGCGGCAGTCCTCGATGAGAGACCGCTCGGACCAGGGGGTCCGTTGGGCGACCTCGGCAACGGGGATGACGAGGTAGTCGGCAAAGTCAGTCAGCTGCTTCGTGCTGGTCATGCCACGTCGGCCAGCGCTCGGTCACGCAGCAGCGTCTCGGTCTCGACGCCCATGGTGGCCCGGATCTGGGCGAACATGGGCGGGCTGACCGTGGGACGGTGGCCGCGCTCGATTTGGCTGAGGTACTGGGGGGTGATGCCGATGCGCCGGGCGAGCGCGGTGACGGTGAGCCCGGACTGTTTGCGCAGCTCCCGGATGCGATCGCCGTCGATCTCGGGGCTCGCGTGCTGGTGAGCCATACGGCAAAAGTAGCAGCTTTAAGCAGCTTGTAGCAAGAGGGGGTTGCTGGGTGCGTGAAGGTGCCTAAAGATGGTGCGAGGTGTCCAAATGGCCGACCCGGACTACGTGTAACAGCTTTAAACGTGCGAGAGTCGATGCGTGGCTAATGCTGGGGAACGAGACCGCCGCGGACTCGGACAACAGATCAAAGACAGGCGCGCCGAGTTGGGCCTGAGCATCGTCGCTGCCGCAGCCGCCGCCGGCATCAACCGCAACACCTGGCGTTCCGTCGAGCACGGCGAACGCGAGACCGAGGACTACACCTACGGCAACATCGAACGCGCCCTAGCCTGGCGACCCGGCACCATCGCAGCGATCCTGAGCGGACGAGCACCCGCACCCTCCGCCCACCACAGGCCGGCACAACTCACCGACGCCCAATGGTCCGCAGCCGAAGCACTCTACAAATCCATCCGCGACAACAAGAACCGGTCACCACTTCTGCGCGCGATGGCGTCATCCTCCCTCGAGCAACTCGCCGCGATCCGCGCCGCCGACCAGGCGGAAGAGGGGCAGGCGTCGTCTGGCTAAGGGATGTCTCGTAACTCGGTGGAGGTGTTGCCTGGCAACGGTGCTGGTGTCACCCGGCGAGGATGATGTTGTGGAGATGGGCGATGCCGGATGCGGTGTCGGTCAATGTGTGGGCGGCGCGGCGGTAGTCGCGCAGGATCGTGAAGCACTTCATGCGGGCCAGGGCGTGTTCGACCTGGGCTCGGACAGTGCGGTGGTGCCTGTTCAGGTCCTTCTTCCAGTCGGGTAGTTCGCCGCCGTCGGCGGGTTTGCGGTACGGGATGATCACCTCCGGATTGCCGCGGTAGGCGCCGTCGGCCATGACCGGCCGTCCTGCCAGCTTCTGGTCGATGCCCGAGGTGCGGTAGACGATGGTGTCGTTGCGGTTGCCGGGTTGCGGGTCACCCAGGGCCACGACAAGGTGGGTGTGGGCGTCGATGGCGACCTGCAGGTTCGTCGAGTAGCGGTAGTTCTTGCTCGGGGCGGCCAGACGGTGGTCGCGAGTCGGGACGAGGGTGCCGTCGACGATCGCGATCTGATCAACCCGGCGTCGTCGGACCGGCGCCAGGGCCAGCAGTGGGCCGAGGGTGTCGATGACCCGGTGCGCCGCGGAGTGCGACACCCCGAACAGCGGACCGATCTGGCGCATGGTCAGGTTCGTGCGCCAGTACACGGCCACCAGCAACACCCGGTCGGCGAGGTCGAGTGACCACTGCCGGCCCGGCCGCCCGTCCGCGATCGCGTCACCGCCCCGCTCGGCGACCAGCCGGACCAGCCTGCGGAACTGGACGGGCTGTAATCCGGTGAACGGGAAGATCCATTCCGGGCGGGCTGACGTGATCACCTGCACCCCGAACATCCTGCACGACTGTCCCTAACAGACGGACATCAGGGTTACGAGACATCCCTTAGGCATGTCGGCAGCGCTGTTGCCGTCCGCGCCTGATCGGTCACCACGCCGTAACAGGCCACTGGGGCACCGTCAGGTCACCCGCGACCGGACCAGCGGAGCGCGCTTAGGCGCGTTCGTCAGACACTCCCATCAGCATCTTTTCCACGCTATCGAGGCGGTCCGAATCATCGCCTTCCCACAGGTGGCCGTAGATGTCCATCGTGATTTGATAGTTCGCGTGCCCGACGCGCAGCTGTACCCGCTTCGGCGCCCAGCCCGCCTCCACCAGCAGCGAAACATGCGTATGCCGTAGGTCATGGAGCCGGGGTGTCCGCTTCACCCGGCCAGCGCACATGCAGGTTGACACCTCGTCTAACCTAAGCTTGCGACGAGGACCCCGTACCGGCTTCGGCGGCAGTTCCGGCGGATGCTCCTCGCACCGCTGGGAAGCCGCGACCGCAGGCAGCCAGTGCCGCTGTCGCAGGTTGTTCTCATTCCACATTCCCCCCTTCGGCGCCGGAAACAACAACTGCCCCCGACGCTTCCCGGTCATGCGAGACACCAGCACAGTCGCCACCTCCTCCGAGATGGTCACCTCCCGGTACGACTTCTCCGACTTCGGCGGTCCGATTTCGCCGTTATCCTTCAACGCCCGCACTACCTTGATATGCGGGCGCCGGCCATCCGGCACCACGTCTTCCGGCCGCAGTACCAAAATCTCCCCAAGTCGCAGCCCGGTGCGTACGTCAACATAGACGAGGTCGTAGATGGCCTCGGAGCAGTAGGACTGAATAGTGCTTAACTCCCACGGCTCCAAGAAAATCCCGTGAAACCGGACCGCCTTTGGTAGTCCGGAGATGTGCTTGCGAGCACCAGCCGGCCTGGCGGCCGGATTCGTTGTCAGGTAGCGGGGGACCGCTGCGCCAAGGCAACCATGCAGGACGGCGTGGGCCCGACGAATCGTCTCCGGGTTCAGTGGCCGCCCATGCGGTGTTCGCTGAGTCGTGATCATCCAGGCTACCCAGTCCTTGATGAGGTCCGAGGTGATTTGGTCGTCAACGAGGTGCCGGGCACCGAAGTAGGGCACGGCGCGCTTCCGCAGGATCGTGGCGTAGCGGTCGAGGGTGTCTGGCTGCACCTCGCCCGTCACCGCGCGCTGCTCGAGATAGCTGTCGACCCACGTCTCGAACGTGGGTACGCCGATCGGGGCGGAGGGGGTATCACCGATGACGGCGGCGCGGACCTCGTCGCGGGCGATGTTGTGGGCCCGAGATTCGGCTAGCTGCTTGGCAGCCTCGGCGAGCTTGCGGGTTGCTGTTGGCTTCTGACCAGGCGGAATGCGGAAGGACAAGGTCTGCGGGGCCCCGGTCCGCTTGCCTCCGATGCGCCACTTAACGGCGAAGCCGGTCTTGGTGGGTTCGATCGACGCCATGCTGAGCAGAGTAGTGGCATCGGTGCACCCATCGGTGCACCGATCTTGTTGTGTCAT